TTTAAATGCTCTTCCGTTAGGTCACAGGCATCTTGAATATCAATGCCATTGGATTGCGGTTCAATATCATATGCACTTGAACAGGTCAGACCAATCTCTTGTAGTGATCTAATTAATGCACCATCTCCTGCACATGGTTCGCAAAAGGATTGATGATCTTGTAGGTAAGGCCAGATAGGAAATACAGCCTCACGGGGGGTTCTATAATAATCTCGTGGTTTTCTTTCAAAGTTTGATCGTTTTCCCATTACTTATATCCCCTCAATAATTCAGGGTAGTTAGTAAAAAGTTCTAGTTGTGGGTGTTCTAGTTCTGAAAATTCAATGTCGCAGAAGTTACCACAATCAGGCATAACTATCTTTTGTTTGTGTCCTTTATTTGGATCTAGTTCGTCTAAGAAATCACTTTTTATACAACTTCTACCAATCTTACGTTCTAGTTCAGCCATCCGATTGAAATGATCTGGAAAATCTATGCGTATTTTATTCCAATAGCCCGTACCGCCTTTTACACAACCAATACAATTATTATTCTTATATCCTAAATTGTACATTTCAGGACGTGGTATGCCCGCCTCTTCTAATAAATATAGAGTTTCAGGTTTTGTTATTTTCTTTTCAATCAATGGAAATAAAGGTTTCGCAGTGGGATATTGTTCTTTAAAGCGTATTGCTCTGTTTATCTCTTTCTTAGAGTATTCAAATCCAAAGACCTGGCCATCATAAGAACGCTCTTTCTCTATCTGCATTCTTACTTTTTTCTTTAATTCCAGTGTACACCTTGCTCCAGAAGGCCCATTAACATATTTTGTTTTTTCAATAACATCATACTGATCTAAATACTTTTCTGACCTTCGTACTTCAATATCTTTACCATACCATTCTTCACATTGTTTTTTAAACCTATCATTGTCTGGGTGACTGCTATCTATAGCAAAATATATAGGAGATACTCTGTCACCAAATTCATCAATTGCTAATTTACATGCTACGGCAGAGGTTACACCTGCTGACCACCATGCTATTATTTTTCCAGTGTTACTCATACCACGTACCTGCTGACTTCAGGTTCGATGTTGCAAATGACGCAACCGTGATAACCACTGAGCTTGTTCTTACTGATGTTTATAAATCGTGTGTGATCAGGATTATCATCCTCTGCTGCATTATGCTTACCAACACCAATGATCAGATCAGCTTCTGCTGCCTTACCTGTCTTTGATCCTTCAAGCATTGAGAAATCTATACGAGTACGCCCATCAGCATCTGCCGATGCTTGGCTGATACCTAACAAGGCACAGTCATGGCGTTTAGCTAATTCACGTAAGCTTCGATACAACTCTCTAATGCGTTCATGGGAAGCATTGTAATTGCCAGAGATATTAATCTTATCTGCCTGGTCTATGACGATTACATCAGGTTTTATCTTCTCGCAGTAGCCATTGATGGTATCTAAATCCCATTCCTGAACATCCTTCATGATGATCCTGTCTTGGATCGATAAGTATTTGCTCACAGCTAGATCAGGATTGTCAGCGATTTGCTCACGGGTCATGCCAGAACATGCTTGGATAGCTCTCAGCTTAGTGCGTGTGGTTTTCTCTTCATTACCAAGATACAGAACCTTTGCACCCTGTTGAGCAAACCCACCAGGAGCAGCACAAAAGCTAATAGCTAATGCAGACTTACCTGTCTCTGGACGAGCAAAGATGATACCAAATTCCGCTGGGCCAATGCCATAAACATTACGGCTCAGTGTTTCTATGTTGAACTGCCATCTATTATCATTAGAGGTTTCAGCCAGAAGCTCATAGATATCATCGGTGGTAGGCTCACCAAAATCATCAGGCATGTATGAATCTTTGGTACGCTCTAGCAGGGATATAAGATTACCCATCGCCGTTGTATCACCTTCAGACATATTGATACCAAGGTTGGCTATGTCTCTGCCGATCTCTCTGCGCCATAAGCTTTCGATTACATCGGTAGCTATGGTATCTGTAATTTTATCTGCATATTTTAGCTGATCAACGAGATCTCTAAAGTCATTTATCTCTGCCGTAGTAGCTACAGGATTATCTGTTAGCCAAAGAGAATATAAATCATCAGGCTTGATATCCGTTTCATATTTTGTGTGCGCTTTACCCAGTAAATTATAAATCTGTGCTAATTCATCTGAGAATATTGATTGGCGCAATCTCGGTTTTGTGTTTAAGTAAGTGTTATTATTCAGTAACGTCTTTATTAATTGTATTTCCACTGCTCTGCCCTTCCATGTGACACTCTTTATGCCACTTAGTAATAAACAGATTTAGAAATAAAAAAAGCCCCAATCTTTCGACTGAGGCATTTTTCTTTAATTAATGTTTTAGTTCAGGTACTTAGCTATTCCTAAACTTCATGTTCTTAATATCTGGTGATTGATCACCTCGACGCTCCTTCATATCTACTTGGTGAAAGACAACTCTTTTGTTATTCTTCACTATAGATGCAATGGCATCTTCTAATTTCTTTTGTTCTTCAGCAGCTTCTAAAAAACCACCGTCTATATCGTAGTCTATGACTACTATGCCACGACATTTCATGCCGATCTCCTATAAAAATATATTATGTAAAATGATTACATGCACTTACGTGTATGCATGTAGTTTGATTTAAAATGTATTACAATAGTATACTTGGTGGACCAGTAAAAGGATTACACCAATTAGTAACACGTCTGCCATGACTGCCATGACTGGCAAACCCAAGCTTCTCTATTTTCTTCCACAATAATTGTTTTGGGGCTAACTCTTTAGGTAGAGCTTGTAATTGTTTCATTTGTAATTCCTTCCTACCAAACCTATAGTCGTTGGCGTTCTACATAACTAAATCTTCGATTGCTTGTGCAGTAAGATATTTTAAATCAAGTCTCGTAAGTCTTACATTACATTGCATATTTAGCTTTCTTGCTAGGGATATTGCTTTAAGTGATGCGTCATTGTCAAGAACTAAAGTTACTTTTTGGTACTTACTAAGTGTTTTAGTTATACTTTTAGTAATGTTCGTACCTAATAGCGCTATTCCTGCATAACCAGTAACATTACTGACGCTACAAGCAGAAGCAACATCCTCTACAAGCACTGCATGTGTACCAGTACCAACATGTATTCCTTCTGATAGGTCGCCATAGCTCCACCACTTTGCTCTAACAGGCCGTAAGGATCTACCTACCGCACCTGTACTATCAGAGTTATAGAACAGTACACGGTCTTCTTTTGGAGCGTACCTGATCTTTATATCGCCACGTAGATATGCATCATAACTATTAACATGTTTGAGATAACTAACAGCAGGATCGTGATTCGTTACTCGTGTAGTTAATGGCGGTATTTCTTTGTATTTAGCTTTAAAGCGCTGGGTGGCATTACCTTCAAGATATGATTTAGCTGCGTTGATATCTCTTTTACCAGTGTAAGCACCTTTAACACCGCAGGATGCTCGGTAGCAGTTCCAGATTAACTTTCCATCAAACTTATCTAATGTGAATTTATTCTTACCACCGCAAAAAGGGCAATCGGCTGTATGCCTATCACCCTCTGCTAATATTATAGATTTAACATACTCAACCTGGTCACGATAACTAGACACGGTTCTTAACTCTGAATATTTCGCCACAATCATCGCAATGATGATGGAATATTAAACAGCGATCTTCCTGATCATCTAACTTTTGTAATCCTGTTTTGAGATCAGACTTAATTGTATAAGCCACCAGTAAAACAGGCTGCCCTATAGTTATAAGTTTGTGGCATGTGTGACAGGGTTGTATTTTCTTTGCATTATATTCTTCGACTCCTAAGAGTTCTTTTGTTTTTATTTTGCTCATTTGCTCTTCCTCAACAGTTAGTTAATGGAACTAACCCTGGTCGGGTTAGCCGAAGGCTACTGCACTTTGTGAATAAGTCAACCACTTTATTGCGTGGCGGAGTTATGGGTACAGTAACTTACGTGGCCTGTAACCCATTGAAAACAAACGATTTACCTATAACCTGAAGGTCGTAGGTTCAAATCCTACTCCCGCAACCAATAGATTGATATCATTGAATTTTTATATTTCAAAGTGATACAAGTTAACTTAACTTAATAAAACTTAACATTTCACCTGTCAACTTTATTTTATTTCAACCTGTTCGAGCTTTTCTATTTTGGCTTTAAAGGTATTTTCTTTATCGCCTTCAACATGTCCAATAGCGGTTTCTCCTATTCTATCGGGTGTAAATAGACTTAGAAGTAAACGTGCTTGTCCTTTACCTTTAGCATGTAAGGTACAAGTATCTCCGTTTTCGAATACAAAGTTATAATCTTTTTGAAATGCCATTAGTCGATCCCTTTTGTGTTTAAGTTAATTATGATTCTATATTTCGACCTAATGCGTCTGAGCTACGTTTACGGCGCTGTACTTGCGAATGTATTACGTTAGGATTTGTTTTAGCTAGATACTCTAATGACATATCAGGTGGTAGGTGATCGCTATCTGCTACATCTAATTTATTTAATATTTGCAATAATTGATCATCTGACATTAGTTCTAAACTATAGTCCATAATCCCTATTTTTGGATGCGTCCATAATCCCCTTTTAATTAATTCTGAAATTACGAGGAATGATATGCCACTAAAATCATCTTCAGTTAAATATACTTCAGCTTTTGGTTTACCTGTTGTTTCATCACCCCCACGAATTAAAATCATATAAGCTTCATACATATTATCGCTTAATACAGTTTTAAGTTGCGGTGTGTATCCTGAAGGACAAGTCTTATTAACTGTTTTAGTATCAGTCATCACATCTTTGATTAAATATAAATGATCATTAGTTACATTAAATAAATTAGGTTTATAAATATCTTTTATTTCCTGTTCACTGTTACACAAAACAGAATTTTCTGGGCTAAGTGCAAAGATTTTATATCCTTCTCTAAATGCGCTTATTGCTTCATTTAAATTATATGTTTGAAAATCAGTCATGGTCTATTCCTTTTGTGTTTAAGTTAATTATAATTCTGTTAGCGCACCCCAAGAAACAGGGTACAAGTTATTCATTACTTTGTTAATATCATCTGCAATGATTCGTGTCTCGTTCTGCGTATCTTTATTACAGCGCAATTTACACATATCTGCAAATGCATCTAAACTTCCAGACCAATACCATTCAGTCATTAGATTCGCAGGGAGTACAATCCGTGCTTGCTCTTCACAGATACCCATATCTAATAAATGTTTGTACAGAGAGATATCATAAGCTTGTGTAGCTCTTATCTCTACACCTTCAATCACAACTGTATCTGATGATCCTTGCTTCTTATCGAAAGGCTTCCCACGCCAGGTAGTTGGCTCATACAATTTAGGTTCATTAGATACATACCGTCTAGAGATCTCATTCCAACGCAGGAATTTATGCTTAACAAGTTGTCGAGCTATAAAGATTGGTGCTGATACGTGAAAAGATGCAAACGCATGACCAAAGGGTGACACATGATTGTTCCTAGCAAGGAAGTTAATTAGCTTTGCATCTTTCTTCTCATTGAACACCTCGTGCTTAGTACCGAAAGATACTCGTGCTGCGTTCACAACTGATAAGTCAGAACCCATGTAGTCTATTAGTGTTGCTTTAATCATTATTTATCCAAATCTTTTGTTGATACCTGCTGCCGCAAGCTTTTTAGTTGGACGTACATATATTGAAAGTACATCACGGCTCTGATGGCCTGTTACTGAGCGTAGTTCGTCTTCAGTGCATCCTGCTTCAGCCATTTCAGTAGCGCCTGTACGTCTTAGATCACGCATTTGTAGGATACTGGGTAGTTTGGCTGCTTCTCTGATACGGCAAAACACTTTGTTGTACTGGCGACGATCGTATGGTTTGCCTGTTCTTTCATAATAGACAATACAATCATGAGAATTACTTATCTTGGCATTGTTTAAACGATCTATGAGGCGTGGTGATGCAGGAATATCGACCCATGTCTTGTTCTTTTCTTGCTCAAAGCCGAACATCTGATCACGGAACTTATTCCATGTCATTTTACGCATGTCTCCTGGTCTTTGGCATAGGTCGTAACACATCAGCGCCATTGTACCCAAAGAAGGTAGATCCATATTGTCCGCAGTATCTATGAAGTCCTGTACTTGATCCTGTTCCCATAAAACTGTTCGGGCAGGGGTTTTCTTTAGACCCATGTTCCTGAATGGATTAGCTTTAACCATTCCAAGACGATCTCCTACAGTCCAAACACGTCTTAAAACTTTACAGGTGTGGTTAGCTCTGTGCATACTGACATCTTTAGTTAGCTGCTGATACAAAGCTTCTGCGTATGATACGTCTATATTACAAACACGCATTGTCTGAAATGGTTTACGTGCTTCACCTACTCTGAGGTTCTGCATACAGCGTAATAATTGATCGTAGGTGCGTTTGGAATTACCGCTTAACTGCGTCCAACTGTTTGTGCCTTTGTAGGCATTAACTAATGCAGCAACTGTATCATCTTCTATATATTGTTTGCGCTCGATACCTCTACGGTGATCTACATAAGCTTCACTAACATGTATTGCGTACTCAGTAGCATCTATATGGTTATCAAAGCGTCTATATTTGGCATTAATAGCTGCTTTTACATAATTTGGGGGGCTTACTTCCCATTTCATATCCCCACCTTTTAATCTAACAGATTTTAGATATTTAATCTTTGACATAACTAATCTCCTTGGCCTCATAACTTACTAGAAGCTATTAGGTGGCATTAGTAATGTCAATACTATAAATAATGCTTGCTTTATTAGGTGGCGTTGCTATACTTCAAGTGTAGTCATTCTCCCAAGACTACCCTTCCTCGTCTCAGCCCCTCGGAATTAACGTTCTGGGGGGTTCTTTTTTGGAAAATACTCGCACGTCAATACTTAATAACGACTACCGATTCGTATTCATCTGCATAAGCAGAGTTGTATGGGATAGCGACTGCTTTATCCCCTACTATAACTACATGCTGATCTTGCTTTCTAACTTCAACAGCCTCGGCAGCATCAACTATAGCTTCACCTAACTCTCTTGCCTGTACTTTATCAATAATCATCTGCACTCCGTTCTTAAAAAGGTTTCGTTAACTTTTTTACTCGCACGTCAAATCAACATACACGGATAATACATGAGGTATCTGAATGAGACTGTGTACATGCATAACAATACACAGACCAGGTAGCAATAAAAAATTTTATTAGAAATAATTATTGAAAAAAAA